GCTCAAACTCAAACACAGGAGTCTCCATTACTAAAATGAAACCATGTTTCCTAAAACATTGAGGCAAATGCTCCACAACACTCTCTAGAGCATGCCTCTCAAAAATTAAACCAAAATCGTCGCCATTATTAATGAGCTCACAATCCACACTCAAGGATGTCATTGCATTGTATATAACATAACACACAATCAACACATTACCCATGGACGTGTTTATATCGCCAGACGAACGAGTCCCATTCATCTTGAAAGAGACACATCCATCCTTAAAATACGCTCTACCTTTGTTACGCAGCTGCCAATTAAGCAGACGACGCAACTTACGTGACCTAAAGACCCGATTGTACACAGAGTGTTCAAACTCTAGCGCTTCCACGCCTATATGCATATCTAGCTTAGTTAAGTCACCTCCTACAAACACTGGATCGGAAAATCTTTCCCATTTTTCCCGGATTATATTAGCTGATTCAACAACATTCAATCCTTTAATCACAGTGTGCTTGGAATGGCTACGAAATAGTTTGTTAACACCACGGTATATTGGTTTTTCAAGCTTCTTCAAATAACGAGCAGCTTCCAATGTGTACCGGGTGGACCTAGGATTAATAATCCTCGGCGCCTTACTCAAATTACATTTCTCAAATTTGATAAAGGTCTTTAAGTACGAATCTTTAATAGTTAGTGGGTCATGGAGCAATGAGTCTGCGGCCAAGCCATACAGTAGTTTCTTCTGACCAGTGTACATGTCGACCACCTCTTGGCGGGAATACACATGGGCATTAGAACACTTACGTGCTAGTTTGGTCGCAAAATCAATTGCTACCTGACTCTTAAAAATGCCTTTTTGGCATTTGATGGGTTTCGTCAAAACCCCATCCACCTTCAAATTTAGATATCGTTCCGTTAATGCTACGCAAGCAGCGTCGAGCGTGTTATTGAACACGCCCAAATCATTTTCTCCCATCACACAAGGCAGGGCATGATACACCCTGTCATTCACCACATCCTCAAACCTCTCCACTATCAACCGGCTGTCAATGTCCCTCCCCTCGACATTAACCCCTAGGAATCGGCCAGGAGCCCATCATTGACGTGCATACACTGT